CCAGTCGCGGCGATGGCATTGCCCAGCGCGGCAAGACTCGCGGCAAAATTTGTTAAGGGGTTGATATGAACGATATGATGATGAAGAAGAAAAAGCCACGCGGGCTCGAGGATGGCGTTTACACAGAAGACTCTGGTCTTCCTCCTCCTCAAGACATTGATGGCGGTTCGGCTCCCAAGCCAAAAAAGCCAAAGGCTTACGCCAAAGGTGGCATGACTCGCGCTGACGGTTGCATTACAAAGGGCCACACAAAGGGTCGCATGGTCAAAATGGCTTACGGCGGAAAGACCTGCTGACATGATGGCCAGTCGCGGCATGGGGAACATCGCCCCCTCTAAAATGCCCAAAGGCAAGCGTAAAGCTCGCCGGGATGACACCAACTTCACGCAGTACGCTGAAGGCGGAAAAGTCAATGCGGCTGGCAATTACACCAAGCCAAGTCTGCGTAAGCGGATTGTGAGCCAAGTCAAGGCTGCTGCAACGCAGGGTACAGGGGCAGGTCAGTGGTCCGCACGTAAAGCTCAGTTGGTAGCCAAGAAGTACAAAGCAGCTGGAGGCGGGTATCGTGACTGACAAAGAAATTGAATACAACGTCACCCCGCAATTTTTGGCTTTGAACAAATACTTCAAGGGTGCTGGCGCTCGACTCTCGGCGTCCAAAGACTTGGATAGGTCGTCTAGAATTGAAGCGTATGCCGACTTGCTTGCGGCCTCACCAAAAGGCGGTGAGGCGTTTGTAAAGCCACAAAAAATTGGTTTGGAGTACCGCAAAACATTTGCAAAGGGTGGATCGGTGTCCGCCTCCAAACGTGCAGACGGTATTGCTCAGCGCGGCAAGACCAAAGGCAGGATGGTGTAATGAAAGCGCCGCAGAAGTCGCTCAAAGATTGGGGCGATCAAAAATGGAGAACCAAAAGTGGAAAACCGTCTAGTAAAACAGGTGAGCGATACCTTCCAGAAGCTGCGATCAAAAGTCTCAGCTCGTCTGAGTACGCTGCTACAACTCGTGCAAAGCGTGCTGGCAAAAAAGCCGGGAAGCAATTCGTAGCACAACCCAAGACCATCGCAAAGAAAACAGCAGGGTTTAGATAATGGCAACTTCCGGCACTTCCTCATTCAACCTCGACTTAACAGAGATCGTTGAGGAAGCGTTCGAGCGCGTGGGCAGTGAGATGCGTACAGGCTACGACCTGCGCACGGCCCGCCGTTCGATGAACCTGATGTTTGCAGACTGGGCCAACCGTGGCCTGAACATGTTCACTTACGAGCAGGGCTCGATCCCGCTTGTGGCTGGTACAGCAACGTACAACTTGCCTGAAGACACCGTGGACTTGCTTGAGCATGTTATCCGCACGGGCGCGGGCAGCGCCTCCACGCAGGCCGATCTGACTATCACGCGTATCAGTGTTTCTACTTACGCCACGATTCCAAATAAGCTGCAACAGGCCCGTCCAATTCAAGTTTGGATTGAGCGTTTAAACACACCGCGCTTTACCGTGTGGCCTGTGCCAGACAACAGCCAGCCATACACCTTTGTGTACTGGCGCTTGCGTCGCATTCAAGACGCGGGCAACGGTGTAAACACAATGGACATGCCGTTCCGGTTCTTGCCCTGCATGGTGGCAGGCTTGGCCTACTACTTGGCCCTGAAAGTGCCCGGCGGTACAGAACGCCTTGGCGTGCTCAAACAGCAATACGACGAGGCTTGGGACTTGGCCAGCTCCGAAGACCGTGAGAAGGCCGCTGTGCGCTTTGTGCCACGCCGCCAATACCTTGGAAGCGGTACGTAAATGGGTAATCGGTTTGCCAGTGGCAAGAACTCGATCGCCCAGTGCGATCGTTGTGGTTTCCGTTTTAAACTCACGGAACTGCGCAAAGAGATTATCAAGACCAAGACTTACAATCTCTTGGTCTGCGACTCGTGTTGGGACCCTGATCAGCCGCAGTTGCAATTGGGCATGTATCCTGTGGATGACCCACAGGCTGTGCGTAATCCCCGGCAAGACACCACATATGTGACTGCCGGGACGAACGTAGCGGGTTTCCCAACGGGAGGTTCTCGGGACATTCAGTGGGGCTGGAACCCTGTTGGAGGTGCTCGGTTCTTTGAAGACGATCTAACCCCTAACTATTTGGTATTGACTACAGCAGTCGGCCAAGTGACAATTGCAACATCTTAAGGAGCCTGAAATGAACCCAAACGAAGCACTCAAAGCACACATGCGCAAGGGCATGAAAGCTGCGCACCCCGATGCCGCAGTTAAGAAAATGCGAGCCGGTGGTAAGACCAACAGCGACATGTTGAAGATGGGTCGCGGCTTGGCCAAAATTGCCAACCAAAAATCCTCCGGTCGCAAAGGAGCCTGACATGGCCAAGATCAACAACCTCCCCGCTTCTGCGTACGCGAAGCCTCACACAATGTCGGGCAAAACTGTCACTGCCGTGTTGCCCGACACTGACAACAAGAAGTACATGCGCGACATGAACGTCTCTGTTGGCACGAACCACAGCAACGACTACCCACCGACCAAAACCTCGGGCATCAAAATTCGAGGCACTGGCTGCGCTACAAAAGGCGTGATGGCTCGCGGCCCGATGGCTTGATACGAACATGAACTACACCCAGTTGACCGCTGCAATCTGCGATTACACGCAGAACTTCGACCAAGACTTCATTGACAACATCCCGGTGTTTGTCAAGCAGGCGGAGCAGCGCATCTACAATACGGTGCAGTTTCCCTCGCTTCGTAAGAACGTCACTGGTTTGACCACGACAAACAACAAGTATTTGTCCGCTCCGGGCGACTTTTTGGCTGTGTATTCGCTGGCGGTGGTTGATGCCACTGGCGCGTACGAGTACCTGCTGAACAAAGATGTTAACTTCATCCGGCAGGCATATCCAACGCCGACGAGCACTGGCTTACCCAAGTATTACGCGTTGTTTGGTCCTACAACCACGAACGATGCAACGCCTGTCATCACAAACGAGCTGTCCCTTATTTTGGGCCCAACGCCTAATGCGGCGTATACCGCTGAGCTGCACTATTATTACTACCCTGAGTCGATCAGTGTAGCTGCTTCCGGCCAGACATGGCTTGGCGACAACTTTGACTCCGTGCTGCTGTACGGCTCACTGGTTGAGGCAAACACCTTTATGAAGGGTGAGGCCGACATGACTGCTCTGTATAACGGCAAGTACAACGAAGCACTTGCACTGGCCAAGCGTCTGGGTGATGGAATGGAGCGTCAAGATGCGTACCGTTCCGGCCAATACCGACAGGCGGTGACTTGATATGGCTTTTGAACAGACCCTTACCACAAGCTTCAAGCAGGACATCTTGCTTGGAGTTCACGACCTTGACACCGACACCATCAAGATGGCGTTGTATTATGCAACCGCCGATCTTGGCGCTTCTACCACTGTTTACACAACAACCAGCGAAACAGTTGGTACGGGCTATACGGCTGGCGGCAACGTGATGACTGGCGTGACGGTGTTGACCGCTGACACCACAGCTTACGTGGATTTTGCAGATACCGTGTGGAACCCCGCAAGCTTTACCGCTCGCGGTGCGTTGATTTACAATGCAAGCAAAAGCAATAAAGCGATCGCGGTATTGGACTTTGGGTCGGACAAAACGACGACCACATCATTCACGGTGCAGATGCCCGCCAACACAGCGACCAGTGCGCTGATCCGTATTTCCTAAAGGAGTTTCAAATGAGCGTAGAAAAAGTCAAAGCCGGTGGTGTGTTCACCGTTCAATGTTTCGACAAAGATGGCCAGCTGAAGTGGCAAGCCCAAGAGCATAATCTCGTGGTCAACGTCGGCCTCAAGGACATGAACGAGAAGTACTTCACTGGATCGAGCTACACCGCACTTTGGTACTTGGGCCTATATGGCGCAGGTGCTTCAAATACCCCCGCTGCTGGCGACACAATGGCTTCCCACGCTGGCTGGACAGAAGTTACCGCGTATAGCCAAGCAACTCGCCCACAAGCAGTTTTTGGGACTTCCACTACGGCTGACCCATCCGTTATCAGCAACTCCGCTTCTGTTGCTGTGTTCAGCATCAACGGCACGAGTACGGTTGGCGGCGCGTTTCTGACGTCCAGCAACACCAAGGGCGGCACCACAGGCATTCTGTTCTCTGCTGGCGACTTCCAGTCCCCCGGCGATCGCTCCGTGGTTTCTGGTGACACGCTCAACGTGACTTACCAATTCAGCCTCGACGCCGCGTAAGGGGCAGTGTGTTTGCAGGCTCTCCATTTGCCACCGCACCGTTTGCCGCTCTGAGCGGCAACGTGTATTTGATCGCGGTAAACGAGGGCGCTGCAGGCACCGACACCTACCAAGCGCTGGCAGCTTTTCAAGCTGCTGTGGCCGAGTCAGCGACAGGAGCTGATGCGGTTGTATCCCGGGTAGTTTTCGTCTCGCTGGTAGCTGAGAGCGGAGCAGGCGCAGATCAGGTCAGCGCCAACTACAGTGTTAGCTCAGCCGTTTTTGAATCCGGCACGGGGTTTGACACTGTTTTTGGCAATCCCGGATTTGCCGTACAAGTACAGGAATCTGCCGCAGGCCTTGATGCCCCGAGCAGCCGTCCAGAATATGCCGTTCGGGTACTTGAGGGAGCCACAGGCGACGAGCTTGTTTCTGCGCTGGCAGACTTTACTGCTACGGTGGCAGAGAGCTCCACGGCAGCCGAGGCCCTCTTCTCGATCAAAGCCACAATGGTTTACGTCGCTGAAGGTGCGGTGGGTGGCGACACTGTGTCGGCCAACACGGTTGTTTTGGTGAGCGTTATCGAGGCGGCAACTGGCCAAGAGGTGGCGGCTGCTTCGGTAGATTTTGCATCCCTGATCCAAGAGTCCAGCACAGGCACCGAGACGGTAAGCACCAAGGCGCTTTTTAAAGCGTTGTTGAGCGAAATGGGTGTGGCTGCTGACAGCGTTCAGGCCCGCTTGCTTTGGGAAGTCATCAACGACAGTCAGTCCGTCACATGGCAAAATGTGAACAGCGATCAGGGTACAACATGGCAAGTGATCGCCACGGCTGATAACCCCGGCTGGCAAATCATCAAAACACAGCCGTAAGGAAAGAACATGGCCCTCGTTGTAAAAGACCGAGTCAAGTCCAGTACCACCACAACGGGTACAGGCACGATCACGCTTGGCGCTGCGGCTGCAGGCTTTCAGGCATTCTCCGTCATTGGGAACGGCAACACCACGTACTACGTCATTGTTGATTCCGTAAACAACACTTGGGAGGTTGGGCTCGGTACCTACACAGCTGCAGGGACAACACTGTCGCGGGACGTCGTTTTGGAGTCCAGCAACAGCGGGTCACTTGTTAACTTTGCTGCGGGCTCAAAAGACGTGTTTGTTGCGTACCCCGCAGAGCAAGCCGTTTTCACGGACGTTGAACAGGTACTGACAAACAAAACGGTCACGGACAGCACATTCTTCATTCAGGACGATGCCGACACCACCAAGAAAGCCCAGTTTCAGCTTTCGGGCATCACTACGGCAACAACAAGAACGTACACGCTGCCCAATTTTACAGGTGCGCTTGCATCAATTGGTAATTTGACGCAGACATTTTCTGGTACAACTACCTTTTCCGCCGCCACAGTAACCGTAGGTTCCTCCACAGCCGCCTCCACGTACGGCGTAGGTACGGGGGCGACAGCAACAGGCAACACAAAGAACGTAAATATCGGCACCAGCGGAGCGTCTGGCTCCACAACGCTGATAACGCTCGGATCATCTACCGCAGGGGCCACAAGTAGGACGTCGGTTAATGGCAACTTGATCGCTGCAAGCGGGTTGATTGAAAACTCGGCGACTATTTCCGCAGACTACACTGTGCAAGCTGGCAACAACGCCATCAGCGGGGGCCCAGTTTCTGTTGCCAGTGGAATTACGGTGACGGTATCAAGCGGCTCCGTGTGGACCGTGGTGTAAAGGAAAAAACATGACCACAGTAATCAAAGGCGACAGCAACATTAATCTGGACTTCAGCACTGGTGGGCGTATCACTGGTGACTTCAGCAATGGAACTTTTGCCAACCGTGTAGCTTTTCAAACAAGTACAACTAACGGCGCAACAACAGTTTATGCTATACCCAATGGCACTTCAACTACTTCTGGGTTTATTGCCAGCACGGACCCGTCCGTAGCAAATGGCTCCGAAGTTCGCGTAGTTGTTAACGGAACAACGGCCACCTTGACAAGCAGCGCAAGGGGCAGTGGAACTACGCTCCCAATGACTTTTGATGTTGGCAGTGAGAGGATGCGTATCGACACCAGCGGTAACGTGGGTATTGGTACGAGTAGTCCCACATCAAATTTAGATGTGCGAGGTAACATGGCTGTTGGTCCTACGTCTGAAAAAGCAGTAATCCGTAGGGGTACAGTCAGCGGAAGTAACGGAATTTCAATCCAAGGAAATATAAACGATACTGTTAGCGACACAAACCCCGGCGCTTCTATTAATGTAGGCGGTGGTCCGCTGACAGATACTTTTGAAGGAAATATTCAATTAACCGCATACGGTAATACGGCGGGTGGGACTAGAAACAATATTATTTTTTCAAACAGAAGTGGCACTAACACTGTTACAGAACGTGCCCGTATCGACTCCAGCGGTAACTTGCTGGTGGGGACTACGAGCGCAACAGGAAGTGGAAAAACAGTAATCAATGCAAGTAGCACAAATCCCGCATTGTCTTTAAGAACTCCATCCGCATCAGGAACAGTTGCTGTTCAAATTTTTTTTGATGGAGATGATACAGATTGTGGTTCTATTGACGTTAATACAACAGCAAACACAACTGCCTACACAACCTCATCCGACTACCGCTTAAAGCAAGATGTTGCGCCAATGACTGGGGCGCTTGAGAAAATCGCTGCGCTCAACCCTGTTACTTGGAACTGGAAACACGCCCCTGAAATTGCTGGTGAAGGCTTTATCGCCCATGAGTTGCAAGAGGTTGCGCCTAATTGCGTGACTGGTGAAAAAGACGCTGTAGACGCTGATGGCAACCCACAGTACCAAGGCATTGATACATCGTTCCTTGTGGCTACATTGACCGCAGCCATCCAAGAACAGCAAGCCATCATCACCGCTTTGACCGCCCGAGTTGAAGCACTGGAAGGACAACCATGAGTCTCGTAAAAGTTCAAGGCAACGCATCAGGCACTGGAACCCTGACGATTGCTGCTCCCAACACCAACACTGACTACACACTGACACTGCCTGACGCAACAGGAACTGTGCAAGTTTCTGGCAACCCAATTTCTGGCACAACGGGCACTTTTAGCGGTGCGGTGCAAGCCTCCGGCATTGCGACAAATCTGTACCCACTTGTCTCAGGCACCTCTGTTGCATCTACATCTGGCAGTTCTATTGACTTCACGGGCATCCCATCGTGGGTTAAGCGTATTACTGTGCTTTTTAACGAAGTTTCTTTAAGTGGAACTTCGGCTTATTTAATTCGTGTTGGTAATTCTGGTGGTGTTTCTTCTTCTGGTTACATATCTACTTCAAATCATTTTAACGCTAGTAGTGGTTCGGGTGGAAGCAATAACACAACTGGATTTTTACTTTTTGAAAATACAGCCTCTAATAATTTGTCTGGAAAAATTAGTTTAGATTTTTTGTCAGGAAATTTATGGGTTTATTCATCTGTGTTTAAAAATACAACATCTTTAGTTGGTATAGGCGCAGGGACAACAAGCATAGCAACATTAGACCGCATCCGCATCACAACAGTCAACGGTACTGATACCTTTGACGCTGGCTCAATCAACATCTTGTACGAGTAAGGGGTAATCATGGAACGTATTGTTGTAGATCTACAAGCTGGTACCACAACCACTGTGCCCTTTACAGCCGAGGAAATTGCTCAAGCGCAAGCAGATTATGCGGCTTGGCAAGCAGCCGAAGCCCAACGGGCAGCGACGTCTTCTCTTGAACAAATCGTAGCTCAGTTGCAAGCTGAGATCGCCGCCCTGAAAGGACAAGCATGAGCACCGTTGTAACAAAGAACGTGCAGGTTGGAACATCCGGCACTGCGTCAAACAACTTCACGCTGTACCAACCAGCATCTCCTGATGGAACAGTACGCCTTGCCAACGGTAACAGCGGCACAACCACCGACCTTGTTCGTATTGACTCCAGCGGTCAACGCTCAACAAACGTCGTATCCACTGTAGGCACTAGCTACAGTACACTGTACCCGGCATACGACTGCCGCGCATGGGTGAACTTCAACGGTACAGGCGCTGTGTCTATTCGTGCAAGCGGCAACGTCTCCAGCATCACGGACAACGGCACGGGTGATTACACGGTGAACTTTACAACTGCGATGCCGGATGTAGATTACGGATTTTCTGGTGGTGGCAACGCTTCTGGAACTGGAAACGATGCTCGTGGCCCGGTCATCACACAACACACAACGATGTCAACAAGCGCCCTTAGGTTTTATACAAACCGGAACGGCGACAACGGAGCTGGGCCAGTGAACTTGGACTACAGCATCGTGTGCGTAGCAATCTTCCGCTGAAAGAAACAAATGAACCAAAGAATCATTTACCCAACTGACGATGGCGGCGTGGCAATCATCATCCCTGCCGAGTCCATTGAAGCAGCAATGAAGGATATTCCTGAAGGCAAGCCCTACAAGATTGTGGATGTTGCTGACATCCCCACCGACCGAACATTCCGTAACGCATGGGAATACACAGCATGATCTCAATCAACATTGATAAAGCAAAAGCAATCGGCCACGACATGCGCCGTGCGGCTAGGGCTGAAGAATTCAAGCCCTACGATGATGCAATTGCCAAACAAATCCCCGGCCAGATGGCAGGGGCTGAAGCCGCTCGGCAGACCATCCGTGACAAGTACGTTGCGGTTCAAGCAGCCATTGACGCAGCAACCACGCCAGAGCAGATTAAATCGGCGCTGCAGGGCAACACCCCCCTTCCGGCAGACGCGCCTACGGCGTAAAATTCGCCCAATAAAGGAAACGCCATGAGCACCTATTCCCCAGACCTTCGGATTGAACTCATCACGACCGGCGACCAAGCCGGTACATGGGGCACTACGACCAACACCAACTTGGCCTATGTCATTGAGCAGGCCATCGCGGGGTATGTCTCTGTGGCCGTGGCCTCGGCCAACCAAGCCCTGACGTACATCAACGGCGGAAGCGCAACAGCGGCGGATAACCAGTCCGTACACGCAGCCATCGCCCTGACCACATCTACCGGCGCAAACTTTGCCGTTTACGCTCCCCCTGCCTCCAAGCAGTACACCATCTACAACGCGTCCGCGTTTACAGCCACGATCTACAACTCGACTGTAATCGGTAACACGACTGCGGCTGGCGCGGGCGTGGCAATTCCTGCGGGCAAAACGGTGACTGTGTGGTCTGACGGAACCAACTTCTTTACCGCTTTAAACTACGCAAGCACTTTTGATGTCGGTGGCAGTTTGACTGTGGACGACGGGATTATCACAAACGCCTCTCTGGCGGTTTATGGGTCTGAGGCCGTTCGCGGTGATTTTGCAGCGCTGGGCTACCTGTCCACAGCAAGTTCCGCGTATTTGAACGGCGCTCCCATCCAGACTGTTGCGCAGTCTTCAGCTGTTGACACAACAACAGATGCCATCACAATCGCCTCCGCTGTTTACAGAAACGGTCTGGCAGTTACCCTGACATCTTCGGACACGCTGCCAACAGGGCTTTTAACCAATACCACATATTATGTTGTAGGCACAAGTGCCACCGACAACTTCTCTGGTGCGGGCGCTATTTCTGGCACTACGCTGACCATCTCGGCAGTCTACGCCGGGTCAATTGGCGTAGGTACAGTTATCTCTGGTACCGGCGTTACTGGCACGACTGTTACCGTGCTTGGGACTGGTACGGGTGGAGTTGGAACATACACTGTCAGCACCTCGCAGACAGCAGCATCAACTACAATTAACGGCACCTACTCGGGCTCTCAAACAATTAAGTTGTCAACGAGTTTTGGCGGGTCCGCCGTAAACATAACCGCAGTGGGTACGGGAAATATGACGCTCACCCCAGTGTCATTGGGTATTACTGCGCCAACCGGAACATCAACCAAGGCTCTTGCAACATGCGAGTTTGTGGCCAACAGCGCCCGGTTCACCTCAACCAACTGGACCGCTTCGGAAACCGTTGCAACACAGACGGCAACAATCACAATTGCAAGTCCGGCTGTGGTCACAGTTGCAACTGCCCCTGCTAATGGCACGGCGGTTTCGTTTTCTACTACTGGGGCTCTGCCAACGGGGATAACTGCTAATGCTGCGTACTACGTAATCAACGGAACAGGGACTACGTATCAAATTTCTGCGACCATAGGGGGTACCGCTATTGACACCAGCGGAACACAGTCTGGGGTTCAGACGGAAACCACATCAAAGCTGTATTTTAAATACAAAACTTTGGATAAAATGTCACTTGATCTTGGCGGTAATTTGGTTGTCTCTGGCAACGTAACCGCTTACGGAACGCCGTAAGGAGTACGCATGACGCTACCAGTATCAGGGCCGATTTCGTTTAACGCTATCAACGTAGAACTTAATGTTGCCGGAACAACTACGGCGAACATTAACCAAGCGTCGTATCGCGCACTTGCAGGCGTTCCGTCGGGCACAATTTCGTTGAGCAACTTTTACGGCAAGACCAACGAGTTTTTGTTTACGATAGGCAGCAATCAGACCAACGCCAACTTGCGAACTTTGGCTGTTAACGCTGGCTGGAATCAGATCAGCAGGGTCGTTGCTACGATCAATGGTGGTGTTTATGTCAGCGCCAACAGCACAGGCACTCCGGGTTTGACCGTAGACGGCTCCTTCCCTAACGGTGTGGAGCTTGTAAATAATGGCTTTATCATCGGCATGGGCGGCAATGGTGGCGCGGGTGCCGACGGCATGACGGGCGAATCAGTCACTTCGGGCAATCCGGGCAGCGCAGGTGGACCTGCGTTGGTTGCTTCTGTTGGTGTTGCGGTTCGCAACAATGGAACCATCGGTGGCGGTGGCGGTGGCGGTGGCGGTGGAGGCCAGCTCCACGAGTATGATTATGGATGGGGCGGTGGCGGTGGCGGTGGCGGCCAAACCGGCACAACAAACTCTTCGGGTGGCGCTGCGGGTAATTTCTACGGTCAAAGGTCTCGCGATTCCACAGCAGGCGGGGCCGGAACAAGCGGCTCAGCCGGTGGGGGTGGCGTGGGTGCAGCAGCACCAAACTTTAGTTTTCGGGGTGGTGATGGCGGCGCTGGAGGTAGTTGGGGTGCGAACGGCGCAGCTGGCCAAGATAGAGTTGGTCCGGGTTTCTCCCCCCCAAGCAGTGGCGGATCAGGAGGCGCTGCCGGTGCTGCTGTAAACGGCAACGGAAACATTACGTGGCTTGCCACAGGCACTCGTCTTGGCCCAATTTCATAAAGAAAAATTATGAACACTACCTACACATACCAGATCATCAAAATGGACGAGCAAGCACGGTGCATGGAGGGGGTTTACTCCTCCGAAGTCGGAACGAGTGGACAGATTTGACCTATGCTTGCTGAACTTGCCGCCGCTAATGCCGCCTTTGCGGTAATCAAGACTGCACTTGCCAACGGTAAGGAGCTGTCTGCGCTTGGCGGTCGAGTTTTCGATTACTTTGACAACAAAGCAAAGATTCAAGAGAAGGCTACCCAAAAAGGTGGCGGCTCCGATATGCAGGAGTTCATGGCACTGGAGCAGCTCAAGCAGCAAGAAGAGCACCTGCGTGAGTCGATGGTCTACGCTGGACGTCCCGGACTATGGGATGACTGGGTCAAGTTTCAAGCCGCCGCTGCACGCCGCCGTCGTGAGGCCAAAGAAGCCGAAGCCCGCCGCATCACTTTGCGCAAGCAGGCGATTGATCGCTGGTCCGAGTACATTGCCATCGGCATTGCTGGGTTGATTTTGGCCGCTCTTATCGTTTACGGCATCGTTTTGTATGTGAAACATATACGTTAAGGGATTAACATGGACTGGCTTAGACAAATCGCACCAACTATTGCCACCGCAATGGGTGGCCCTCTGGCTGGCATGGCTGTATCGGCCATCTCCAAAGCCATCGGTGTAGATGAGACAAAGGTGGGCGACCTGATTGCCAACAACAAGCTGTCAGCCGAGCAGATCGCGCAAGTCAAGCTGGCCGAGATCGAGCTGCAAAAGCAGGCGCAGGAACTTGGCCTTAACTTTGAAAAGCTGGAGGTTGAAGACCGCAAGTCAGCGCGGGAGATGCAAGCAACCACCCGCAGCCTGATGCCGCCTATTTTGGCTGGCGCAGTCACCATTGGCTTCTTTGGCATCATGATCATGATGTTCTTCAACCAGATCGATAGCAGCAACCCCGCCATCTTGATGATGCTGGGCAGTTTGGGCACAGCGTGGACGGGAATCATTGCCTACTACTTTGGCAGCTCCGCAGGCTCACAAGCCAAGACCGATCTCCTTTCAAAAGCAGGACCAGTGAAATGATTACCGCCGAGCAACTCAAAGAACTGCACATTTCCGAAGACTGGCTAGAGCCATTGAACGAGGCCTTTCAGCGGTACGAAATCAACACACCTCTGCGCATGGCGGCGTTCATTGGCCAGTGCGCCCATGAGTCTGGCAACTTTAAAACCCTGCAAGAAAACCTGAACTACAGCGCAGAAGGCTTGTGCCGGGTTTGGCCAAGCCGCTTCCCCACGCTGGAGTCCGCAAAGCCGTACCACCGCAATCCCGACAAGATCGCCAATAAGGTCTACGGCGGGCGCATGGGCAACGGCACCGAGGAAACGGAAGAAGGCAGCCTGTACAAAGGCCGAGGCCTGATCCAGCTCACAGGCAAGGACAATTACACCCAGTGCGGCGATGCGCTGGGCGAGGACTTCATCCACTCCCCCGACTTAATTCTGTCGCCCAAGTATGCAGCCCTGAGCGCAGCGTGGTACTGGAACAAGCGCGGCCTCAACAAAGAGGCTGACGCCAAGGACTACACCGGGATGACAAAGAAGATCAACGGTGGGACAATCGGGCTCGAAGACCGAATCAAGCACATCAACCACGCGCTGGCTGTGCTCACCTAAGAGACTCTCATGCCCTTGCAAAAACTCCAACTGCGTCCCGGCGTAAACCGGGAATCAACATCACTGGCCAACGAAGGCACTTGGTTCGAGATGGACAAGGTGCGTTTTCGCTCGGGCTATCCTGAGAAGTTGGGCGGTTGGACTCTGGACAGCGGATCGGCTGCTGCTACTTTGCAGCCACCCGCAGGATCGTTTTGGGGCGTGTGCCGAGCGCTGTTTAACTGGATTACGCTCAACGGCTCTAACCTGATGGGCATCGGAACAAACCTAAAGTATTACATCCAACAGACGGCTGGCGGCGACTTCTACGACATTACGCCAATCCGCGATGTAAACGCTATTGCATCAAACGCCTTCACCACTACCAACGGCTCCACCACCGTCACGATAAATGACGCAGGATACAACGGGCAGACCGGCGACTTTGTAACAATTTCCGCAGTCGCAGGCGCGATTAACGGCATACCCGCAGCTGCGTTAAACCGGGAATTTCAAATCACGTACGTTGATTCAAGCACGTACACAATTACCGTATCTTCCCCGGCTACATCGTCTGGTACTACCGGTGCTGCCACCTTCACCTACCAAATCAACACGGGCGGAGAAATTTTTACGGTAGGCGTAGGCTGGGGCGCAGGTGGCTGGGGCGGCACTACAACCATTTCAGCTTCCACCACATTGAATGGGGCCTTGAGCTCCAGCGCTACAACAATAACGGTTGTCTCCACTACAGGATTTGACGCTTCAGGCGCAATTGGTATTGAAGGCGAGTACATCACATATTCCGGCAAGACCGGCACTACCTTTACCGGCTGCACCAGAGGCGTGGGAAGTACTGCTCGGGCGTATAACTCCGGCACAACTGTTAACCAATACAGCGGCGCTACTGGCTGGGGCATTCCTGCACCTTCGGGCTTGGGTGTGGATATTCAACTGCGCCTTTGGAGTCAAACCAACTACGGACAAGACCTTATTATCAACCCTCGTGGCGGGGCACTGTACCTGTGGAAGGTAAATGCAAACCCCACAATTTATGACCGCGCAGTGTTGCTCAGCTCTACAAGCCCAGCGCCGTACACCACCGACACCTCATGCCCGTCGATCTGCAACACTGTTACAGTGTCGGACGCCTCGCGTTTTGTGATTGCCTTTGGCTGCAATGACTACGGATCGTCTGTGCAAGACCCGCTGTTGGTGCGCTGGTCCGACCAAGAAGACTACGCCACATGGGCCCCAGCCATCACCAATCAGGCAGGCAGTTACCGCCTGAGTACTGGTTCAAGTATCGTTGCTCAGTTACAAACCCGCCAAGAAATTCTGGTTTGGACTGACGCCGCCTTGTACTCCATGCAGTACCTCGGACCGCCCTACGTCTGGGGCTTCCAGATCATGGGCAGCAACACGTCAATTGCTGGCCCCAATGCGGTTGCTACAGCATCGAACATCACGTACTGGATGGGACTCGATAAGTTCTATATGTACACCGGTCGGGTGGAGACGCTGTACTGCCCCCTGCGCCAATACATCTTTGGTGATATCAACCTGCAGCAACAGTATCAGTTCTTTGCAAGCACCAACGAAGGCTTCAACGAAATCTGGTGGTTCTATTGCTCGGCCAACTCCACGGAGATCGACCGCTACGTGGTCTACAACCATCTGGAGAAGATCTGGATGTACGGCAATCTGGCACGCACCGCTTGGGTGGACAGCGCTCTTAGGGATTTCCCTACCGCCGCTGGCTACGACGGGCAGTTGATCTACCACGAAGACGGTGTAAACGACGGCACTACAAACCCACCAAGCCCAATTACTTCGTACATCCAATCCGCCGACTTCAACATCGGTGATGGGCACAACTACGGATTTGTCTGGCGCATGATTCCAGACATTACGTTTGATGGGTCGTTTGTAAACAACCCTGCGGTAACCTTCACGATAAAGCCCCGCCAGAACCCCGGCTCAAACTACAGCGCAGCCGCCACTCCTGAGGTAATTAGTGCTCAGAATTATCAGGGCCAACGCAATTACGTGGTGCAGCAGTTCACTGAAATTGTATACACACGGATTCGCGGTCGTCAGATGGCGTTCAGGGTAAGCTCGGACGGCCTCGGTGTGCAGTGGCAGCTTGGTGTCCCATCAATTGATGTTCGTCCTGACGGGCGGAGATAAGCATGACCCAAAAGAACGTACGAGCCCCCTTTCTTCCGGTGCCTCCGGTAGAATACGACGCAGAATTTATGAACCAGTTTGTTCGAGTCTTGCGGCTGTATTTCAACCAGCTCGACAACTTTGGTCCAATTGCCGCATCAACGCAGCGTGTAAACGGAAATATTGTGGCGGCTTTGAGTTTCACTCAGCCTGATCCAGCCGTACCAAACACGTTCACCATTAGCTTGCCAACACAGGCAGATTTGGGTAACCTCCGGGTGGGAGATGTTTACTATGACACTACCGCTGGCAACGTACTGAAAGTAAAGACATGAATTTTCCAATGCAGCAAAACTACGGGGCGGGTCTTGGGGCTTTGGGCCCGGTGCAGTCCATGTCTGACCGGAACGACGCGCAGATGATGATGGTCAATCGCGGTCAAATGTTTGCTAACGGCGGTATTATCGCGCTTGCCGAAGGTGGTCTTAATGCACTGCCAAAGTACAAGTACAACCCCGTAACTCAAACATATGAGTTACAAGAGACTAAGAAAGAAGATGAGGGCCTTGCAAGTCTTACGCCTTCAACAGCCCCCGGTGGTGTTGACCGGGCTTCAAGCGATTGGGACAGCAAGTCTGACGTTCAACAAGCTGCGTACTTTGCATCCAACCCAATGCAGTCGGCGCTTACACAGGCTGCACAACAAGCTTTTGGTCTTACACCGTTTGGCATGGCGCAAAAAGCATTAGATCCAGATTTTGTGGCGACACAGCAGGGAATTGGACGAGGGATGGTTTCCGGCACATTTGGAACCCTCCTTTCGGATAATGAAAATCCGGGAATGATGTCTGATACATCCGGCTACGGCAGTGGTTTTGGTCTTAGCCTTGCAGATAATGCAAGCCCCGGCTCATCGGACGCCGGTAACACAAGTGATGCTGCCGCTGACGGCGGTGGTCGGGACAGCTCGGGCGCTCCATATGCGCGGGGGGGTATTGCTTCTTTAGCTTACGGCGGTCAAAGCCATTTGGGAGACTACTCAGATGGTGGTCGTTTGCTGCGTGGGCCCGGTGATGGCGTATCTGACAGCATCCCAGCCTCGATTGGCGGTAAGCGCCCAGCCCGTTTGGCTGACGGTGAGTTCGTGGTTCCGGCTCGAATTGTTTCTGAGTTGGGTAATGGCTCGACCGAAGCAGGCGCACGCAAGCTGTACGCCATGATGGATCGCATTCAAAAGGCCCGCAGAAAAACAGTTGGCAAAGACCGCGTTGCTGTAAACAGCCGTGCCGAAAAGAATTTGCCAGCATGAAAGTACAATTCGTCCCTATTGAGTGGGTAAACCAGACATGGGCTCAGGTTGAAGAGTTCATTGCGTCTGCGCTTTCCCATTCCAAGGGCGAGTACACGGCTGAACAGGCCAAGGTTATGGCGGTCAATGGGCAGTGGAAACTTCTGGTAGCCACAACGGATACAGGCATTGAGGGCGCGGCATTGGTGCAATTCTTCAACCGCCCGAACGACCGGGTGTGTTTTATTATGGCTATCGGCGGAAAGCTGGTCACCAGCCCAGAAACTTTTGATCAATTGAAACAGTACGCCGCTTCTAACGGCGCTTCTTGCATTGAGGGCGCTGCACGGGATTCCGTTGCACGGCTGTGGACAAAGTATGGTTTCACTGAGAAGTACAAAATTGTAGGAGTTAAATTATGAGCGGTGGCGGATCAACATCAACCCAGACCAACAGTATTGCCCCTTGGATGGAGGAGGCGGCTAAGGCGCAGCTTGGCAAAGCTACGGCACTGACGGACATTGAAAAAAACCCGTACAAGCAGTACGAGGGACAGCGCATTGCTGAATTTGACCCAATGCAGGAGAAGTTTTTTAAGGGCATCGAGAATTTGGGAACGTCAGGCGCTTTAGGTCAGGGCATTGATGCCGCTGGTCAGGTTACAAGCAGGGCGCTGGGCACAAGCTACAACCCCTACCAGACAGGTCAGTTCGGTGCGCAGGCAGGTCAGTACATGGATCCCTACATGCAGAATGTGGTGGACATCCAGCAACGCGAAGCTCAGCGTCAGGCAGACATTGCCCGCACCCAGAGCAACGCTACAGCCGTTAAGTCTGGCGCGTTTGGCGGAAGCCGTCAGGCAATTGTGGACGCTGAAGCCGCTCGCAACTTGTTCACCCAAAAAGGCGACATTCAGGCCCGTGGCTTGCAGGATGCATATACCCGTGCGCAGCAGCAGTTTAATACTGAGCAAGCACTGGGCGAGCAGTCGCGTCAATACGGCGCAGGTCTGAGGCTTGAGGGATTAAGGACGGCCCTGTCCGGCGCTTCGCAGTTGGGTGGTCTGGGCTCTACCGAGTTTGGCCAGCAAAAAGATATTCTCGGCTTACAGCAAGCCGCAGGGGGACAGCGTCAGGCTCAAGATCAGATAAAGCTTTCTCAAGACTACGAAGACTTTCTTGCCAAGCAGAAGTACCCGTATCAGCAGCTGGAGTTCATGTCCAACATTATGCGCGGTACGCCATATGGTACGACTTCATCAATTTATACGCCCGGAGCGTCTTTCGGCTCTCAATTATTTGGTGCGGGCACATCTTTGGCTGGCGCGGCGTTGCTAGGCGGCAGAAAAATTCCTTTTATAAGTAAAGAAGGCGGCGTAGTCAACAGCAACGCTGATAACGGCAAAGCATCTAACGCTAAAGCCAAAAAGAAAAAAACGGCAGGCTTGGCTGAGCTGGCCCTGTCCAAAATCTGAGGTACACCATGATTGATGTAAACAAGATTACCTCCACTCTGGCCAAGTTGCCAGACGCTCAGTTGCAGCAATACGCGCAGATGCACAAAAATGACCCGTACATCATGGCGCTGGCCATGTCGGAGTCTAACCGCCGCAAGGAACTGAGAGCTGCCGGTCAAGGCGATCAGGCTGTTGAAGAGCAGCCCAAGGTGGTTGATCAAGAGATCGAGCGCATGGCTGAAAAGCAGCCGCCTAGCCCAGCGGAAATGGCCCGCATGATGCAGATGATAAATGCCAAGAAGCAGGCCGAGTACGATGCGTTTACACGCCAGCCGCAAGCCATGCCAGAAGAGCAAGGCATCGGCCAGCTACCCGTCGGGAATATGGATTTTGCAGACGGCGGCATAGTTGGCTACGCAAGCGGCGGACAGGTGGAGCGCTATTATGCCGGTGGAAGTACAGCTGAGACTATCTATGACCCGGTAACTGGCGTACCAATTAGCGCCGAAGATACAACCGGGAGCGACTTAACAATGCTGGAACGGATTGGATTGTTTAATCCTGAAAATCGGCGTGCGCTTGAGCGAGCCGAGGCCCAAATCCGTTTGAAAAATGCCCCCGTTCAACCAGCTGCACCCGCAGCTGCTCCCGCTCCTGCACAAGTGGCTGCACCTGCTGCAGCTGAAAAAGTTACAACTTCTCGAGTCCCGGCTCCCTCAAACGCTCAACGCGCAGAAGCACTGACCAGCCCAACGACTATTGATGCACTGCAGGAAAAATATTTTGGTGGCTTTAAGGGAACTCAAGGGGATATAAACGCAAAACGACAAGGCGTGGTGCAGGGCATCAAAGACCTGACTTTGGCCAACTTGGCAGAAGACCAAAAACTTGCCGAAGAGCGCAGTTCTGACAAAGTTTACAAGAGCAGAGAAGAGCGTCTTGCCAAGCAGGAAAAAGGCCTTGAGGGCATGGAAGACCGCTACTTGGGTCTGGCCCTGCTTCAGGCTGGTGCGGCCATGATGTCAACACCCGGCGGCATTGGTGCCGCTTTGGGCAAAGGTGTCAGTGTTGGCGCTGACCGCTACGCAGCTGGCTTGGACAAGATCAATGCCGCTCAATCTAAGTTTGCTGAGGCCCGTGATCGACTGGATGAGTTGCGCATCAACCGCGATGACATGAACGCCAAGCAGATTCGTGAATCCTTGCGTCAAGTCAAATCGGCAGATCTTAAGGGCCAAGAGTTCTTGCTCAGCGGTCTGGAAAAAGACTGGGGTATCGAGCGCGAAATGCTGGGCAAGGTGTTTACAGCTGCCAACGAAGACCTGCAGACAACACGCAGAATTCAAGCTCAAAAGGCTATTGCTGCCGACAAAGGTCCCAAAGACACCAACGAGCAGATGAGGGCAGCTGTTTTGGCCGACTTGCAGTCGAAGTACCCCGGCGACCCAACGCGAGTTGCAGCTGAGTTCAATAAGGCCTTCTCTAAGACGGAAGACTTGGAGGCATACTACCGGAAGAAGCAGTTGGATCAACTGGCTGAAGCCAAGGTTAAGAACGCAGGCGTGCCCGGTGGCGCAATCCCCGGTCAAGCGGAGAAGCTGGATGCTCTTGAGCGCCAACTGATGGGGGTTCGTGGCGGTGCTGCAATCCCTCTTCCTGCAAACGCATCTGAAAAGACTCTTGTAGCTGGCACAACGTACCAAACGGCAAAAGGTCCGGCAAAATGGACGGGTAAAGAATTTATGCCCATCTAACAGGAGCTGTAAATGGCAAAAGGGTTTTCACTGGAAGAGGCGCTCGGAACGCCAGCGCAAGCAGCAACTGGGTTTTCTTTAGATGAAGCTCTTGGGCGGCAGACAAAATCTACAGAGCGTACGGTCGGCGAAGCTGTGAAAGACGTGGGTGCTGGACTTGTGTCTGGTACTGGCGCTTTGGTTCAGATTCCCGGTCAGCTCTACGGTTTGGCCACGGGCGACTTTTCCAAAACTGGCTCACTAGGCCTTGGTGAAGATATCGCCAAATACGGCGAAGAGATGAAGTCTGCGGGTTTGAAGGCCCGCGAAGCTGCTCGTGCCGCCAAAGTGCAAGAGGCGGAAAAAGAAGGTCAGTTTGCTGCGTTTAAAGCTGGATTTGGCGAAACCATCACTGACCCGGCTTTGTTTTCATCCTTTGTTGCCGAGCAAGTCCCAAACATCCTACCCATGCTTTTAACGGGCGGTGCCACTGCCGCCTTGACCGCTGGACGCGCATCTGCCGCCGCTTTGGCCAAGGGCGCTACCAAAGAAGCTGCCGCTGCCGCAGGCAAGATTGCTGGCGCTCAAGCTGGCACAACCGCCGCCATTGGGACTGGCGCTGTCATGCAGGGCGCAGATATTGGTGCCGGGACGTATGACGAAATTTACGACGAGCTACGTGCCAAAGGCCTGTCTGACGAGCAAGCTGCCTCCGAGACAATCAATAAAGCGCGTGCCGCTGGCGCAACTGGTTTTGCGTTGTCTTTGGTGGCAAACCGATACCTCCCCGGCGGCAAGGCTCTGGAAGAAATTCTGTCTGGCAAGAAAATCACCGGCAGCCGTATTGGCTCTGGTATTGCCACGGCTCTAAAAGAAATTCCAAGCGAAAACATTGAAGAGGTCGGTGGTCGTATTGCGCAAAACGTTGCCGCACAACAAGCTGGACTTGACCGCGAGTTGCTGGCTGGCACCGGGGAAACTGCGGCATTGGCTACGCTTGGTGCTGCTGGCATTGGTGGTGCTGCCGGTGTGCTTGCGCCGCGAAGCAGCGAATCAGAACAAGCCGCCAAGGCGGCTAGTCCCTTTACACAAGAAGAAGAGGCGTTTCGCAAGCAGTTTGGAGCCACTGAGGCCGTGACCGCTCCCGCAGAGGAGGCTGCGCCCGAGCCAGTCGAGCCACCCACAGAACTCCCCGGGGGTTATGTTGCCACCCCTCGAGAACTCAGCCGCCGTGAAGTGCCGGAGTCTTATGGCATCTTTGCCTCAGGCTCAGACCAGCCCCTGACTACTGTATCCACCCCTGAAGAAGGGCAGAAGAAGCTTGAGTCCCTGACCGAGATTCGCCAGCAAGAGCAAGAGCGCCTCATGGCTGAGGGCGACAAGATCATGAAGCCTATTGAGGCGGCTCGTCGCAAGTTGGAGGTCATGGAGGCCACAGGCAAAGCCAACACGGATGAATACGTGCAATCCAAAGCGCTGCTCTCCCAGCAAGAGCAGGAAGCTGATGACAGGTTTTCCGAGATATTTGCGGAAATTAACAGCTACTCTGCGCCTTTGACTATCGCGCCTGTCGGCACTCGCACTCAGGTAGACCGCGAGTATGTTGTCAATCGTGGTGATGAGCAGATTGGTGCTTTCGGGTCTTTGGAAGAAGCTGCGGCCACGTTGCGCCAACGCGAGCCTGAAGTGTTTAAACAAGCAGAATTGGCTGCTGCTGCAGCTGAGGTTGAGACACGTCGTAAGCAGATCGAAGCAACACTGCAGCCCATGATGACCAAGTTCGGTCTTGGCGATGTGGGCTTGAAGATTGTTGACAGGATTGCTAACGATGCTGGCGGCAGCTATCTGGATAGCCTGATTCAAGTTGCCCTGACAGAAGACAACCCCGTTCAAACGATGCGGCATGAGTCTATGCATGCGTTGAAGGACTTGGACTTCTTTGCCCCTCAGCAGTGGAATGCGCTGACAGAGCAGGCAAACAAGAAGTGGATCAAAGAGTACCTCGAGGATCAAACCGCGCAGGTTGAAGTTGATGGCAAGCCACAAGAGATAAGCCGTCGTGATGCGTACGTGGACATGTTTACCAAAGAAGGCCAGAAAAAGGGACTTGAGGGCCCGGAGTTGGATCAGTACGTTCAAGAGTCTTTGGTTGAGGAAGCTGTGGCTGATGCCTTCGGCGCTTACGATCGTGGAGAGTTGCCGCCCTCCAGCATGATTGCTGGCTTATTTAAGAAGCTTAAAAACTTCTTCTTAAACTTCGGCCAAGCTCTGCGTGGCGCAGGCTTTGAATCATCAGAAGACATCTTCCAAAGCATCGAGCGCGGGCAGTTGAAGTCTCGCAAACCAAAGGCTCCCGCCGCAGAGAAAATGAGCCTTGCCGGGGCTGGCAAGCCTCTCTCAACGCGCAAAATCATGGAGCAGCAAACTCCTGTTTCGCAGCAAGATCTTGGTTTAAAAACAGAGGCCAATCGCGGTCGTTTTAACAATGTCCGAGACATTGCCAAGGCGCTTAACCAGCAGACCTTAGATCAACTTGGGGCGATGGATCGTAACAAGCTGACGCAAGATGAGTCCACAAAGATTGCTGAGGCGATTGCTGACGAGGTGGCATATCAGTTGGGCACATCCGCGCAGACCGGAACAGGCTTGGGTTGGTACTCCAACAACTATCCAAACGCCGTTAAGCGTCTGGGTAAGCGCTTCCCTGAGCTGAGCACAAACAAACATGCCCGCTCCGTTTTCTCTGCGCTTGTAGCCGTCACCTCAAATGGTGAGCGTGTTGCCAAGAACATCGACAACGCAATTAAGTTGTACGCCAAGCTGCGCAGTGGCAAGCGATTGGTTGCTATGGGCAATCGTCGCCCAACTGCGCTCCAGAGCAACTTGCAAGTTATTCAAGACCTTCTCGCCAAGCACGGTCAAGACTTTGAGAGAGTGCTGCGCCAAGAAATCACCGTCAAGGAAATGAACGCCCGTTTGCGCGAAATGGGTGAAGAGACAGATGGCAGCTATCTTGCCAACACTGTTGTCCCAGCGGCAGCGGTTTACTTTGGCCCCAAGCTGGGAGCGTTCTACGCCAACCTATCGGGCTCAGAGGGTTACTTGACAATGGACTTGTGGTGGACTCGATCCATCAACCGCATGCGCGGCTTGTTGATCCCAAAGGCCACCGAGGCCTCCATCAGTAAGTTCCGTGACATGATGGATAGACCTGATGCCACTCGGGATGAAGTCATTGCAGCCACAGTTCCTTTGCGAAACAAGTACGAGGAATACGGCTGGACAAGCGAACTTGAGCACTTGGCCGGGAAAAAAGAACCAGCCAAAAAAGCCGCAAAAGAAGCTTGGTTTAAAGCTGCCGAAGAGAAGGCGGGTGACGCTTACGAGCAATTGTTATTCGAGCACAACCTTGAGAAGATGGCAAACACCATCTACAAGAACGAATTTGAGATGTTGGAGGAGGCTCCGTTTACAGCCACCGATCGCAAGTTCATGTATGACGCAGCACGCAAGGCTCAAACGTTGTTGCGTAACGACGGAATTGATCTAACTCTGGCTGACATTCAGGCTGCTCTTTGGTATTATGAGAAACGCCTCTATGCAAAACTTAGTGGGAGAAAAGCAGATGACATTGGATATGAAGAAGCAATCATCGCCCAAGCAAATCAGGGTTCTGGACGAGCAAGACCAAGTGTGGTCTTCGATCAAAAACCTGACGGCAGGGATGAGCGCGGAGCAGAGGTCGCAGTTTCTGATGAAGCTCGTGGACTCGATGGAGAAAAGCTCTCCATCAAAAGGGGAGTAATTGCCGAGGTAGCACCCAACCCCGACCAAGTCTCAGCAGAGAAGTGGCGGGAGATGACCCCGGCAGAGCGGCTTAATTCAACTAAAGCTGTTGCAAACAAGACCATGTCCTCCGTGTTCTCGGAGCTTGGCTTGCGCGGGTACAGATATCAATTCTCAACTGGCAAGTACGAAGGCGAAGTCAACCCCAACATTATTGTTGAGGCCCCTGAGAGCGCAACCGTTGAAGAGCTGGACGAGCTGGCCCGTGTTCTGGGGTACGTACTTGATCAAAAGGCTATGGTGGCCTTTGACGAGACCAACAAAACATCCGACAGTCAGGGCGGGTTCGTGAAGGTTGTCATTCCTGAGGGCATGACACCAGACCAGTTAAGCGAACTGCGCGACCACATCGCCATGAAAGTCCCACAGGCGGATGGCGACACACTGCGTGATGGTGAGCTGGTGTACGGTAATTTTTCGGCGTACAACGATAACGTTGACACCCTGACCGACAAGCAATATCATGAGGCAATCATTGATGCTATTGAATCATTCCCTTACGAAGGAAAGATCCGCGTTTCTGACCCAGAGACGTTCCATAGTTCATTCATCGCACCTGACACAAGAAGCGACTATCTAAAGGAAACACGATATGGCGACAGTAGAAAGATTCAAGGAGAAGCCGGGGCAGATGTTCGGGGGCAAAGGAGTCGCCGTCTTCAGGCCATTTCAGAGGACGCAATCGCCCTCCGCGACCGGTGGATTGACGCCAGAGGAGCAGCTCGCCTCGCAGGCCTCAGAAGCGTTCCAACGGTGGATGTCGGCAAACCAACCGCAACCTACGGAAACGCCAAAGAAGGATCGGTAAGCGCGGTAGGGGTTCACTTCAGCAAGGCCCCGAGGAACGTCATTGATTCCTCTTTCTATGGCGCTGGCTTGCGCGGCGCAGAGTCGGAGCGACTTGATGATCGCAAGAACTCTGACATCCGTGGCCGTATTTATTTCTACGTAGACAAAGGCCAAGGCGTGCGGCCAGAGGCTGGCGTGGGCGGCTATCCTCACGTCATCACCTTAAACAATCTTTACGATGTAACCAAAGACCGGCTTGGTATCGTTAAAAACAACAAGGGTGAAACTGAGGCCGACCGCAACAGCAACCTTGAGCGAAACATTAAGAAGGCCGGGTTTGACGGCTTCTTGTTCAACGACCCGCTTCAAGCTCAGGGTTATGCGGTCTTGATCGGCAAGCATGCCGTCAACACCAAGTTCAGCTTGCGCACGACTGCTACGCCAGAGTTTAAACAGTGGTTTGGCAGCAGCACAATTGTTAACAGTGACGGCACGCCCAAGGTCATGTACCACGGGCTGGCAAAAGACACGACCGACTTTACGCGCAAGACTGAGCGTGGCGCTCCCATCTTCCTGACGGACGATCCCAAGTTTGCGGATCGTTTTGCCACCGACAGTTATTTGCAAGTTGCTGATCACCCTGAAAAATATCTGACCAAGGCACAATTGGAGGATGGTGAGAAGAAGGCCATCTCTGCCATCCGCAAAGATTACAAGAAAGACACTTTGGGCAAGGAGATGATTGCCAGCATCCAAGACGGCAGTCCTACGCCGGAGGCAAGAGAGTACCTGCAAAAAGAGTATGTAAACATGCTCCCGACTGGGCCGCATATCATGCCCCTGTACGTTCGTGCCGAGCGTCCTTTTGACTATGAGAACCCTTCTCACATCAAGCGTTTGAAGCAAGAGATCGCGCTTGACCCTGACACATGGAACGACATCCGCAGCGGAAGCTGGGAGTCCATTGAAGCCGCAGAAATTCAAGAGGCCATTCAGTTTGCTGGCTTTGACTCCTTCTATGTCAAAGAGCATGGCCGCAAGAACCTTGCTGTCTACCAGCCGAACCAAGTCAAGTCTGCCACAGGCAACATCGGCCAGTACAGCCGTACCGACAACGATGTCCGTTACAGCTTGAAGAACGTAGCCTTCCCATCCGCCAAAGAGGCCAAAGAAGCCGTAGCCAAGACCGAGGTACCAAGCACTCCGGAGTTTAAACGCTTCATCGCGGGCAACCAGTGGAACGACGCCGATGGCAAGCCAATGCGCTTCTACCACGGGACCGCGCAAGAGTTCTTTGAGTTCACGCCAGCAGGCAAAACAGGTGTTGTTTACCTGTCGGAAACTCCAGAAGAGGCGGAAGTGTTTGGAGAAATTGCTGAAGACCGCCTGCGCCAACAGGTTTACCGCGCTCTCACAAAAGAAGAGAAGCTGCCTTTCTTCCAAAGAATTGTTGACGAGAAGGTGAGCAAGGGCTCAATGACTGAGCAAGAGGGCGCAGAGTTCATGCGTCAGGCTAAGCGCAAGATTCCCGAGTACGGCCAGTTTGGCGATATGGAGTCTGCGGTTAAAGCTGCCCTAATTGATCTATCTCCAACGCGCATGTCCATCATGCCGCTGTACGCTAGGGCAGAAACTCCTTTTGACTTCCGCAATCCAGAACATGTGCAACAAGTTGTGGATGCAGTGCAGCGTCCTGACGCCAAACTGTCTGAAGAAGTCAAACAGCAGGCCAGAGAAATTGGCGCACCTACCGAGTACCCAGATCACTGGTATCGTGGCTTGCCGGGGCGATTGAAACAGGGTTACCTTACAAGCATTGAGCAGGCCCCTATTCAGGTGGCACTCCGCAAACTCGGGTTTGATGGGTATATTGCCCGTCGCAATCGCACCTCTCCACTGGCATATGCCGTTTACAAGCCTGAGCAGTTGAAGTCCATCACCGGCAACATTGGTGAATTCGACCGCGAAGCTAAAGATATTCGGTACAGTCTGAGGAAGTTTGACAAGAATGATTTGCCCCAAGATAAGAGCCAATATGTTCTTCCGGAAAATACACTGCTGTATCACGGGGCGTACAAAGAACGTGCTGATCGCATTGAAGAAACCGGAGGCGTTTTGCTTTCCCGTCCTCCAATAAAGGTTAGCGGCGGTGCGTTTGACGAAGGCGGGTTAATTTTCTTTGGCGACGAAGAAACTGCAAAAAATTATGCAGAATCTTTGGCAGACCCAATGTCTGTCCAGTCTGCAGCAAAGGCTGGAATTGAGCGCTTGTCGGGTAAAGTTTTTGAGACTGCTACAAATCGACCTTACAAATTAATTAGTCGCCGGTACAAAATGAATGCCGCAGAGGCGAAAGCCCTGAATGAGGCGCTTGGATTGCCGGATTACAAAAGCCTTGACGCCGGTGATTCCTTGGTAATTGCTGCAGGTCGTGCTAATGATTTTAGAAATAGCAAAATCGACAGGTACATGGTTGAAAAGTCTTCGGGAAATAAGCAGGAGATAAGTGCTCCTTGGCCCGTCATTTTTAAAACGCTTGGGGTAGATGGTTATTATGATGACTTTGCAATTGCGCTGACGGCAGACAATGGCATCCGTTTGATTGGCAAAGATGGCAAGTTGGAGAAATTTAGCCTGCCCACCATCCCAACTCAAGTCGATGCCCGCATCGGCGAGACAACGTTTAAACGTGAAGATAAGGGTTTCTTTGAGCGGATGGTCGAGGCCATCTCTCCGCGTAGTGCTGCCCACTTCCGCGCTCAGTACCTTAACCGGTACAACCAAATGTCTGTCTACGACAAGAAGCTGGCCGAGATGATGGGCGGCTCCGCCCTCCTCGCAGATCAAAGCGCAGAATCTGCTGCACTGATGTCTGATGTCGGCGCAGGTATTGCCGCATCCGCTATGGGCTTTGGCGACCGCAACGGCGGCATCCCTATCCTGCGCAACGGGATCACAACCATTGACAGAAACACCAAAGGCTTGATTGCATCCCTCGCCCCTCTCGCTGCATACGGGGACGCGAAGGTTTATCAGCGCTACCAATACTGGGCGATGGTTAAGCGCGGGCAACGTTTAAACAAAGAAGGCAGGCTGACCGGCATTGATTCTTCCGACGTTGCATTTGCAGCCATGCTGGAGAAGAAGCACCCTGAGTTCGTCAGCGTCCAGAAAGATCTGATCGCCTTCAACAACGGGCTGGTTAAGTACATGGTGGACACTGGCGTTCTTTCCAAAGAGCGCGGTCAGATGTACACGAAGTATGCCGACTACGTCCCGTTCTACCGCCAGATGGACGGCGAGAACACTCTCGGGCCAAACCTGTTTCAGTCGCTCGCTGGCGTTAAGCCGCCCAAGAAGCTCAAGGGCGCAGACGTAGCCGAAGCTCCGTTGGCCGACTTCCTTGAAACGATGGTGCGTAACACTCAGTCCGCCATTCAGGCGGGTGTAAAGAATTACGCCGGTCAGCGAGCGATCAAGGTTGCAAGCCAAGTGCAGGCACCGGGCATGGGTGTTACACGTTTAAACACCAAAGAGACCGGGCCAGACATCATCAACGTTCTGGAGGCTGGTAACCTTGTTTCGTATCGCACTCCGGACAAGTTGCTTGTTGATGCGGTTGGGAGCTTGAACCAATCCGAACTTCCGTTCATGGGAATCCTGTCGGCCCCAGCCGACCTATTGCGCAACTTGGTTACCAAAGATCCCGGCTTTATGATGGCCAACTTGTTGCGTGACTCTATGTCTGCGTGGGTGACTTCGGGCCAAAAAATGACGCCTATCGCAGGAACGGTCATCAATTTTGGCAAGGCTCTTACAGGCAACTCGCCCGGGTTCCGGGCTCTTCAGGACGCAGGCATTATTGGCGGCTACGAGTTCAGCGCCAACGTCGAGCAGTCCGGGTTTAAACTGGAGAAGGACTTGGCTGCAAAGGCGGGCAAGAAAGGTCCGATCTTGCTGCGCCCGTTTACATCAGTTTGGGATGCGCTGGAGAAGGGTACAACAGCCTCTGACGCAGCTACCCGGTCACTGATATACGAGCGGGTCTTGGCTGACACGGGCAACGAGGCCGAGGCTCTGTACAGATCCCTCGAGGTTATGAACTTCCACCGCAAGGGCAGCTCTCCCCTGATCCGGTTGCTGACTGCGGCTGTTCCGTTCTTTAACGCTAGGCTGCAGGGTCTGGATCTCTTCTACCGCGCATCGACGGGCAACATGAATAGCAAGGACGCAGCAGCTATCCAACGCCAGTTCTGGGCTCGCGGCATGACCATGATGGCCCTGTCTGCGGCCTACTGGTTCATGGTCTCCGACGAAGAGGAGTACAAGAAGCAGGAGCAGGAGACCAGAGACAACAACTGGATCATCCCGAGCATCGGCGTCAAGATCCCAATTCCTTTCGAGGTGGGTGTTTTGTTCAAGGTGATCCCTGAGCGGATCGTTGCGTTTACATTTGGCGATGACACCGGCAAAGATCTGCGTGATTCGCTGTTCCGCAACGCGATGTCCACATTTGCGTTTAACCCGATCCCTCAGACGGTGAAGCCGGTCATTGAGGCGTCGTTCAACTTCAACACGTTTACATGGCGTCCAATCGTTGGCAAGGGCATGGAAGATGTCTCCCCCGAGTTCCAAGTCGGGCCCAGCACATCTAACGTGGCAAAACAAATTGGCGAGACATTGGGCTTGTCCCCGATGAAGGTGGATCACATCCTGAAGGGCTACACCGGCACGATGGGCATGTACGCCATCGACACCCTCGATATCGTCATGGATCAGTTTGGCGACAGCCCCAAGCCTTCCAAGCGATTTGAGCAGCTGCCAGTGATCAAACGCTTTGCGACCGACCCAGAGGCCCGTGGCTATGTGACGCAGTACTACGAGCTGAAGGACGCAGTTGACACGACCGTCAGGACGATGAACATCCTTGAGAAGTCTGGCGAGTCAGAGAAGTACGTGGAGTACCTGACAAAGAACAGAGGAACGCTGGCCTTCCGGGATTACATCAGTGATACAGAGCGGACTATGAAAGAGCTTCGGGAAATGCGTGTAGCTATCCGCTCTTCCCAGATGACCGCTGACGAGAAGAGGGACGCTCTTACCGAGATTACCCGTGTAGAGAGCGCCATCACCGCCAACATTCAGGAAATCAAGAAGACTATTTCAACAGTCCAATAAGATTGTTGTCGAAGAGCCAGCCTATCGTTGAACGATGGGCTGTCTCCCACATGTTTACACGCTCTTGCTTGGACATCTTTGAGCCCTGATCTAGCTCTGTGTGGCATCGGTAACACAAGGCTGCGATGCGGTAGTCGTGGGCTTTGATCCCGCGACCTTTGCCGTCAATGAGTTGGTTTGAGTGGGCCGCTACCACCGTCCCGTCTTGTATTCCACATTGTTGACAAGGACACTCCCTCACTATCTCTAACAGCTTTTGGTTTCGATACAACGATCTTCTCCTGCGTGGTGAATCTGTGGCCGTTGCCGCACTCTTTGCGTCTAACGATAATGCCGTCTCTTTTTCTTGTCCTTGTTTCTAGGACTTCAAATACTTTTGTTTCGCATTCCGGACATCTCATGTTTTTTCTCCTGTCCACATATTATCCACATTTGCGGAAATTTTTGAAGTAAATTTTTAATTCATAAATAATTCACATTGGCATTGCCTAATGCGCTCATGAAAGTTAAACACGTTGACGTTGACAACTTGGTTGTGGCTCAAACACTGGCACTCCTTCAAGAAGAGTGCTTGCCGGGTGACAGCCCCATCAGTGTTTCAACGGGCTTCTGGTGGATTGTTTATGATTCCAAAAACATACCGTGCGCTTTCGCTGGCCTTGTCCCTTCTACTCGGTGGGCTCGCACTGGCTACCTGTGCCGCGCCGGAGTCTTGCCCAGCCATCGTGGACGTGGCACACAAAAAAGGCTGATCCGCGCCCGGGTGCGGCAAGCTCGAAAGCTTGGGTGGGAGTGGCTGATCACCGATACATACGATAACCCTGCCTCGGCAAACTCACTCATTGCCTGCGGGTTCAAGATGTTTAAACCCACCGTTCCTTGGGGCGCTGAAGGAACTCTTTACTGGAGATTGAGGTTATGAACTTCGACAAGACGATAATCAGCTTTGCAACGGTAAGAGATCTTGAGTACATCGAGGCACTTCAGAAGTTTGGTGGCTACAGGCAAGCCGCAAAAGTTTTGGGAATAAATCACAAGACCATCCACGGAGCAATTTCAAGGCTGATTCATCGAGCCACGTTAAGGGGATACAGCCCCGAACACGACATGACCCGCACGGTCCCGGATGGGTTTAGGGTCAAGGGCGTATCAACATACTACAACGTCGATGGCAAACCGATTGGTCAGTGGGTAAAGTCCAGCGCAGACCAACAAAGACAGCAAGAGATTCAGGCAGAGGCCCTGCAAGCCCTCAAGGAAGAGTTGCCAAAGGTGGACATGCCCCCACCCGCAGAGATGCACAGAAACGACGATCTCATGAACGTCTACGTGATCACTGACTATCACATCGGCATGATGGCAGACCAAGACGAAACCGGCGGCGCAGACTGGGATACAAAAAAGTCCGAGCAATTGTTTGTCAACTGGTTCGCAACTGCGGCGCAGCTGGCCCCGAACAGCAAGGTGGGTGTACTTTGCAACCTCGGCGACCTGCTCCACGCAGACGGCATGATTCCGGAGACACCGCACAGCAAGCATGTCTTGGACGTTGATACCCGCTTCCAGAAGGTTGTGCGCATTGCGATACGCATGATCCGCCGAGCGATCGAGATACTCTCCCAGAAGCACGAGCACCTTCACATCATCATGGCGGACGCCAACCATGACCCAGCTTCAGGTGCGTGGCTGCGAGAACTTTTGCATTCAATGTATGACCATAATCCACACATTTCTGTTGATACGTCTATGGATACGTACTACTGTGTTCCCCACGGGAAGACGCTTGTTTTCTTCCACCACGGCCACCGTAAGAAAATTGAAAAGATCGACGATGTCTTTGTTGCTAAGTTCAGACGCGAGTACGGTGCAGCTGATTTTTGCTATGCTCATTTGGGGCATCTGCATCATGACCGCTCTCTTGAGACAAACTTGATGACGCTTGAGCGCCACAGGACGCTGGCCCCGGCTGATGCTTACGCATCAAAGTCTGGTTATATCTCAGGACGAGATGCCAAGGTAATTACTTATTCAAAGAAATTCGGTGAAGTTGGACGTTTAGTTATAAGTCCGGACATGGTTCGGGAAGAGTCATCAAACTAGAGCAAATCTGTGGCAGACTTTATTTGTCTGGCGGTCAGACACTTAACAAAGGGGTTTTCCATGTACAAAGTTGAAATTGACATTTCCGGTTGGGGTGATTCCGACAAGGTCACCATCGAAACAACTGACTTCGAGAAGGTTCAGATTTTGCAAGAGTTCGTTGAGATGCAAGTCGAAAACGGCTGGGCCGCTGATTACGAAATCATGATGGACGATGACGAAGAGTTTGAAGACGATGAGGAGCCATCCACCGTTTCAACGCATGTCATCACCAGCATCGATGACAATGACCCATCCAGCATTTCGACCGTCGTTGTAAAATTCGAAGACTGATCGCTAAGCTGTTTAAACGGGCAACATCCTTTGAGGGCGTTGCCCGTTTTCACGTGTTCTTCTGCTTATTCAAGTACCACTTCCACCTGCGCTTCTTGGCAATAAGCAACAGCGTTTTCTTGACGTACTCTTCAAGCGGTATACCCATCTTTCTGACTATCGCAACCTGAGCTGCCGTCAAAATAATCTTGCCAACCCTGTCTTGTCCGCGAACTTTTCTCACAAACATTTCTCGCCCTTGTTTGCTTCGTTCTTCTCCTTGAGTTTTGCTTCTGTTGCTCTGGCAACTGCGTGCAGGTCATCGTAGTAGTACGCACCGGACAAGTCTGTGACCTCAACCATGCCGTCAATCTCCTCATCCGTCAGCCCAACCCATTGCCGCTTTGACATTGCGTTAACTGCCTTGTCAACGCTGGACTGCGCTTGACGTTGCATCCCATCAATAAAACCACGCTCGTACTCCTGCTGTGCTGCGGGTGGGGTACAGGTGTGGATGCCGCTACCAAGCCGCTTACCGCATCGTTCGCAGAAGTTGCGCTCCTGCACAGTTTCTTTACGCATACCAGCCTCACGCTCGATGCGGTTAAATTCTTCGTCTTCTTCAGTCATTTCTTTTCCCTCAAACAAGTGCAGGTGTACCCACTTGCGTCATAGCCGCAGCCATAGCAGTAGGGGCAGTGCTCATCAGTCTTGGCCGGTGGCACAGTGGCGAACCAGCTCTTGATGTAGTTGATGATGGCGTTCATGTGTTCCCTCTTGCTCGGATGGCGGTGGCGCAGTCTCTTGGGCCACTTGCTGAGTCGGCCTCGTCATCCCATCGCCATGCGTCGTGCTTGTCATCACACACCCTTGCGCACTCCTCACGCTCCGCTTGTATGGCCCGTTGCCACGCACGCAAGAACACATCCAGCTCCTCACGGGTTGGCTCCCCCAACATTTCTGTGATCTCCAGCCACGCCTGTTTCATTGCTTCGTTCATGCTCTCTCCTTTTAGGTATGTTCGTACCCTTATTGGGTACACAAAACTTCGGCCTGTGTCTCAATCCACACCCTCGCACCGCAGGACAAGGGCTTCTCTGAATAGACCACCTTGCTCGGGCCTTTGATCTCCACCTCGTGGGCATACGTGTTGGTCTTGTAGGTCTTGACCGTCAGCGCCGGGTCGTTCGTGCCGTTCTTCGCGTTGGCCCTGATGACATGCTGGTTGACGTGGATGATTGTTTTCATGCTTTCCTCGTGCTCATGTCTTCCCCTTCGGAATTTCGTGCTTGTTAAGTTCCGGCTTTACAGATGACTTGGCGCGGCTGTAGATGCCAAACTGTTTAAACGCAATTAAGGCTTCTTCTTTCTCCTTGGTCGTTGTGCCAAGTCGATGAATTGTTCCGGGCATCTTGCCCATTCTGCGCTGTGCCTCAACGGTGGCGGAGGAAATCTCAGACCCTCCGCGCCCGTCCTTGCCCTTGGCTCGAAAGGTGTGGTCTTGCATGAACATACTGGGGCGCGAGTCCGTGTGCCACAGAAAGGGAGAGTTTGGGTGGCATTTGCAGGTCATTGATCCCCCCTAGCGATTGACTCATGCACCTTCTTTTGCGCCTCCAAGCCATCCTCTTACCCTGCGCCGAAGGCCATCTCCTGCGACTCAATCAGATGGCGGATAAGACCAAGCGACTCCTC